CTTATTTTATATTTTTTTTGCTTTACAAATTATTTTTTTGGGTTTATGTATATGTCATATTATTAAAATTGAGGGAATTTAAGGGAATGGCAAAATTTATTTTGCGCGATTATCAAAAGAATTTTATTAAAGATATTCACAGCCAGTTTTGCGCCGGATACAAAGCGGTTTGCGGGCAATCTCCGACCGGTTCAGGTAAAACTGTTATTTTTTCATACATTGCCAACGGAGCAATTAACCAGGGCAGCAAAGTCGTTATTTTGGTTCACCGGCAAGAATTGATTTTGCAAACGTCTTTGGCTTTGGCCAAATTTCAAATTCCGAATGCGATAATTGCGCCCGCGTCGGTTATAAAATCATCTGCACAAATTCAGTATAGGGAGCTTGGACGAAATTACATTGATTTAAATAGCCCGTGCGTCGTTGCCAGTGTGCAGACGCTCGGCCGCAGATTAGACGAGTTTACGAATTATTTTGATTTCATCATTACGGATGAGTGTTTTGTTGGCGAAACGTTAATAAATACAAAAAATGGATTGAAAAAGATAAAAGATATTAAAATCGGTGATTTGGTTTATAGTTTTAATGGTAATAATATCGAATTAAAAAAAGTGGAAAAAGTTATAAAGAAACCTATCCTTGAGAACCTATGTGAAGTTTCTATTTGTGGAAAAAAAATAATATGCACAGAAAACCATCTATTTTTTACAAAAAAAGGCTGGACAAAGGCGAAAAACTTGAATAAAAATAGCATAGTGCTAAACATCACGCAAAGGGAAAAAGAAAATGAAATGTACAATTTGTGCAACGGAAATAGAAAATCCGACAAAGTATCAAAAATACAAATTCAAAAAAGATGGCAGAGTTTATTGTTGCGCAGAATGTGGCAAAGAATATGCCCGCAGAATTTCATCGGAAACAATGGCGAAAACAAATCGCAAATATGCTTCGGAACGTATGAAGAAAAACAATCCAATGAAAAATGCTATAACAAGAGAAAAAGTTTCAGTGAAATTAAAAGCAATAGGACACAAGCCAAAAATAAGAGGGGGAAACGGACAAATTACAATTCCGCAATTACTACTTGCCACCGCTTTGGGTTGGGAAATGGAATATCCGGTAAAAACACTCAAAAAAGAAAATTATCCATCAATTTACAAAATAGATATTGCAAATCCGATTTTAAAAATTGGCATAGAAGTGGATGGAAACAGTCATTGCGCTTTATCCAGACAAGCAGAAGACAAGAAGAAAGTGGATTTATTAAATTCGCTAGGGTGGAATATTCTAAGATTCAAAAACGAGGAAGTTCTAAACAATTTGAGCGGTTGTATAGACAGGGTTATGTCTATGATTTGACCGTTGCTGATAATCATAACTACTTTGTCAATGGTTTTCTAGTCCACAACTGTCATCACGCCGTTGCAGGTCAATGGCGAAACGTTACAGACAGAAATCCGAATGCCTTTTTGCTCGGGCTGACAGCAACGCCGGAACGCCTTGACGGTAAAGGTTTAGGCATAGAATCCGGCGGGGTTTATGAAAAACTCGTACTTGGCCCGTCTGTAAAATCCTTGATTGAACGCGGGTATTTGTCGCAGCCGAGAGTTTTTGCTCCGCCGATAAACTTTGATGATTCCGCATTGCGCACTATTGCGGGTGATTATGATGTTAAACAAATGTCTGAAATGCTTGACCAGCCGCAAATTATAGGGGATTGCGTCCGGCATTATTCAAAAATATGTCCAAATATGCCGGCAATTGCGTTTTGCTCAACAATCGAACACGCAAGGCATACAGCAGAGCAATTTTGTAATGCAGGTTTTAATTTTAAATGTATTGACGGCACAATGTCTGATTTTGACCGTCGCGACGCTATTGAGGGCTTAGGCTCCGGGCGATATGACGGCTTGACTTCCTGCAATATCATTTCCGAGGGGACAGATATCCCAGTTGTAGGTTGTGCCATATTTTTACGCAAAACAAAAAGCTTGTCGCTTTATTTGCAGCAGGCTGGACGTGTTTTGCGGCCATATTCCGGTAAAGAGTATTCAATAATTTTGGATCACGTCCGGAATGTGGAAAATCACGGTTTCCCGGAAGACGAAAGAGATTGGAGCTTAGAGGGACGCCGTAAGCAGAAACGGGACGAAGACGAAATTTTTATTCGCACTTGTCCGCAGTGTTATGCTTGTTATAAATCAAGTTTGCGCGCCTGCCCCGTTTGTGGTTTTGGTGCTGAAAATGCTATAAAATCACAGCGTGAAATTGAGTTTATTGACGCCGAACTTGTTGAAATTCAGAAAGTCCAAAAAGAACGCGAAAGGAAAGAGGCCAACGCTTTCAACAAGCTTTTAGAGCTTGGAAAACAGCGGGGTTATTCTAATCCGTACGCCTGGGCTAAAATTGTTTTAAATTCAAGAAAAAGGAAAAGAAAATGACAGTTGTTCAAAATGATTCGATTGCAGATGTTAAAAATGATGTCGCTCAAGAATGCGTAAACAATATTTTTTCGGAAGTTATGAATTTTGACCACTATTCAGATTTGGCGCACGATATAGCGGCGTCTATTGCGGTAGAACTGAAAAACAGAACGTTTTTTACTGATGATTTGGAGTTGACGCAAAAACAAAAAGATGTTCTTGACGCGGTTATTGTCCGTTTGGTGGCTGATTGCAAAAACCGTTATTTGGAAAAGATTAACGAAGATGAACGGACAACGAAGATTGCGCAAGCTCTTGTTCAAAATTGCCGTAAAATTATTGATCTATCGTTTTCGTCCGTAGCCCACGAAATTAACCGCGGTGCGATAATCTCCGGACAGGCAATTTCAGCGTCTGCAGCGTCTGAAAAATACAATAAAATCGAATTTAGATATTATAGCGGCGAAGTAACGGTCCCGACTTCTGGCGTGTTTATTTCAACAAACTGCATTGATATAATTAAAAATTCGGTTGAAGTTTCTTTTAATCTGAAAAGAGAGCCGAAAATTGCGACGGTTTCAGAAAATGGGAAAGTAACGACAGCCCCGTTTTTGATTGAGGCCGAGCAGGTTCAGGACGGCGACAAGGAAGTTGACAAAGTTTTGGAAAACGTTGACGATGATTCAGATGAAAACAGCGACGAATAATAACGGGGGCGTTCGCGCCCCTTTTCCGAAAGGTATAAAAAATGATTTTTCATACTATGGAAGAAACGCCAAAAAAAGGGCAGCAATATTTTGCCGAAATTATAACCTATAAATGGGATTGTAACAAGATGGATTATATTGCAAAAAAATCTTGGAGCATTTTTTATTTTAATAAGAAATTTCCGTTTAAAATTGAACGCTGGTTTTCAGTTGATGATTTAGAAAAAGCCGAAAAACGAATAAATCATCTTGAAAATAAAATAAAAGAGGCTCAAGATGTCCTTGCCGGTTCGCTAAACGTCGCCGGTGCCTTTATAGCACTTGACGACGCTCTCGGCAAAACAGATTAACATTAGATTTAGGGATGTAAAATTATGGATATTTTTGGTATCGTTTTCGCTCGCAAGAAAACGTTAAAAAAACAGCGCGAAGAACTTTTAAAACTCATACACGATTTTTATTTTTATACGGAAGACAAGCGGTTAAATACCCCGAATTTTTATCTCACCCGGCGACGGGCCAAAGAGATAATTGACCGGGAAGACAAACACGCTACATTGCCTTATTGGCTGAAACGAAAGAATCTTCTGCAATGAAGTCGGAACATCAAATACAACAAGAAATTTTACTTGAATTTGGCTGCCGTGATGATTTAAAAATTTGGCGGCAGAATACCGGTAAATTATCGTCTGGCTGCCGTTTTATATCTTTCGGGGTATTAGGCGGGGGCGATATTTCCGGGATTATAAAAGGCGGGATCCGTCTTGAAATTGAAGTAAAAAACGAAAAAGGAAAGCAGAGGCCAAGCCAAAAGCTATTTCAGAAAATGATTGAAGAAATGGGCGGGGTGTATATCCTCGCCCGGTCAGTTGACGATGTCAAAGAGGCTTTGAAAAAATTTATTAACATATAATTTTTTTATTGAAAAATTTTATTTTTAGTTTTATTTATGTATGAGTTAGGGAGAAATTTATGAAAAAAAACATTTCCAAAGAATATTTGATGAAAGTTTATCAAGAAAATACGACAGCTGAGGCTTGCCGTATTTTAGGCATAACAATTCCGACTTTGATTAGCTATCTTAAATCTGCGGGTATAAAGACGAAAGGCAAGGGAAATCGTCAACCTAAACGCAAAATTTTAATTGTGGAGGATTAACTTATGGCTAAGCGGTTTACGGATACAGAACTTTGGGGCAAAGAGTTTTTTTTAAAATATTCGATGAAACAAAAGTTACTGCTGCGCTATTTATATGACAGTTGCGATAATGCCGGCATATATGAGCCAAATTATATTTTGCTTGAAGTCTTTATCGGTGAGAAAATAACCGAGGAAGACATTCTATCATTAAACACAGATAAGAAACGTATTGTTAAGCTTGAGAACGGAAATTTTTATTTGACAAGATTTATAAAATTTCAGCAAGGCGATTTTTTGAATCCGAAGAACAATGCGCATAAACAAATCATTGCCATTCTTAAAGAAAATCGGGTTCGTTATAATAATATTTTAACCCCTGATAAGGGGGTTGCTAGCCCCTACGAAGCCCCTAGCAAGCCCCTAAATAGCCCCTTGCCAGCCCCTGATAAGGGGGTTGCTAGCCCCCCAGGTAATAGTAATAGTAATAATACTGATACTACTTACTTAACTGATATTAATTTTAAAAAAGAAAATAAAATAAAAGAAAAAAATTTAAATGAAAGTAATCAGTTTTTTAACCCGTTGCTGTCTGCGAAGAAAAACGTTGAACAATGCTATATCTGCGACGGGTTCAACATCGACTTCGACAACGACCCGTTTTTTAAACCGTATGCAAATGCAGACAGTATTTTACGCCAGTCCCTCAACTCTTGGCTGGTAAAAAATCATAAAAATCAAATGGTTGATAAAAACTTTATTTGCCAGCAGATAACCAACTTTGCTAAACGACAAGGAAAATGGGGCGACCTCTTGGGGATTCCAAAAAACCTTCAACTAGGAAATAACAACAGTAATATTAAGGGAGATGAAAAAAAATGACCGATTTCGGCGATGTTTTTATGCGTGAGCTACAAAGTTGTAAATTTGCGGTAGTAGATGGCGACAAAAAACAAATTCGCGCCTACGCCAAAAAAAAGCGCCTTAACAGCGATTATAATATAAAAACTTTCAGAAATGAAAAATACACGAAAATTTGGTTTTATAAGCCCTGGCAAAAGATGTCGGCAGATATGGCTGAAAAAATAGATACGGGTTATTTGTATAATTCTCAAGGTTTATCTTTTCGGCAATATCAATGGCTGTTTGATAAAGTTTTAATGGAAAAGACGAGTAAAAAGCCTAAAAACGAAAGTGCAAAAATCGAAGTTCCTGACGACTGATTAAAAAATTCTCTTGTAAAAAAAAACTGCCTGCTATCCTCAACGTATGGTTGTGCGTATTTCTTGCGCAAAATTCGCGTAAAAAAAATGCGCATTAAGTTAATTTTTTAACGTGAGGTAAAACGATGGATATTTGGCAGGTTAAATATGTCCGCATTGGCGACCTGATCCCTAACGCCAAAAATCCGCGCAAAATTTCAAAAGAAAAACTGGAGCGTCTGCAAGATAAAATCCAGCGTCTTGGCTTTCATAATCCAGTTAAAACCGATGAGAATTTAAACGTTTTGGGTGGGAATCAGCGGTTAAAAGCTCTTTTGAAAATTGCGGGGAAAGATTTAGAAATACCGGTTATGTATCCAACCCGCCCCCTCACACAAGCCGAAAAAGACGAAATTATCATTACTGATAATATTTCAGACGGAGAGTGGGACTGGGACATTTTAACGGCTGATTGGGATAAAGCCTTGACCACCTCTTGGGGCTTAGACTGGGGCGAAGTTGAAACAGCAGCAGAAGAAACGCCGCAGGAACTTTCCGAAAAATATACGCTTAAAATCACTACCCCGATTTATGAAGTTAAAGGCGACAAGCCGGATATATCCGAGCTTGTTGATGTCGTTAAAACTAACGCAATGCTTGACGAGATAAATGCCGCTGACGGAATCCCGGAAGAGGTTAAAGGATTTTTGCGCATTGCTGCCGCCCGCCTTTATCGGTTCAATTATGAAAAGATAGCCGAATATTATGCGCACCAGCCGCCGGAAATTCAGGCTATTATGGAAAAATTGGCTTTGGTAATTATTGATTTTAATAAAGCGATTGAAAACGGATACGTTCGGTTGACGAAAGAAATTGAGGGGCTGCTTGATGACGAATCCGACGAATGATTTTTGCGTTTTTATTCTGACCCACGGACGCCCGAATAAAATTTATACCTTGAAGACGCTGAAAAAACAGGGCTACACCGGACCGCTGTTTTTTATTTGCGATGATGAAGATCCGAAACTAGACCGCTATAAAGAACTTTACGGCGACAAAGTAATTGTTTTCAACAAAAAAGAGGTTGCAGAAACGTTTGACGAGGCCGATAATTTCTATAAAGACCGGCGCACAATCGTTTATGCCCGAAATTTTTGTTTTCAGGCTGCCCGCCAGCTGGGTTTTAAATATTTTCTTGAATTAGACGACGATTATATACATTTTCGGTTTACGTTGGATAAATTCAAAAATTATACGGTTCAGATGTGTAAAAACCTTGATGAAGTTTTTAACATTTTTTTAACTTATTTCAAATCAATTCCGGCAAAATCGATTGCAATGGCACAAGGCGGGGATATTCTCGGCGGCGGAAAATCAAAAACCTTGCGCAACGGCAAAATCAAGCGAAAAGCGATGAATACATTTTTTTGCTCGGTTGATCGACCGTTTCAATTTGTCGGCCGCATAAACGAAGACGTAAATACCTATGTGAGTTTGGGCGCAGTCGGTGAAATCTTTATGACGCTGACAAATATTTGCATTACTCAAAATCAGACGCAAAAAACAAAAGGCGGAATGACCGAGGTTTATTTGAATAGCGGGACTTATCTGAAAAGTTTTTACTCGGTTATGTTTGCCCCGTCTGCCGTTCAAATTGCTGTTATGGGCGATAAAGAAAAGCGCATACATCACCGGGTGAACTGGAAATTTGCCGCGCCCTTGATTATCCGGGAAAGCCTAAAAAAATAGCCACTTGCTTTTTTTGCCAAAACATTTATTCTGTAAAAAAAATATAGGGGGTTGTGTCTTGGCTAATCCAGAAACATTGGTTGATTTACGTACACGGACGCCAGAAGAACGGCGGCGCATTGCGTCGGCTGGCGGTAAAGCGTCGGTTATTGCGAAACGAAACAAGAAAACGTTATTGCAGATTGCCGAAATGCTACTGAACAGCAAGCCGAGCAAAGATATTGAGGAAAAATTGAGAAAAATGGTTCCGGGAATCGACGCGAAAGATGTAACATATAAAACCGCTATGGTTTTCGGGCAGATAAACGCGGCCGCAAAGGGGAATACATTTGCGTTTCAGCAAATCCAAAAAACTATCGGCGAAGAGCCAAAAGGCGACCCGACAAAAGAAGACAAGATTGACGAGCTGTTTACTAAATTAGAGGGTAAATTTAAAAAATGAATATTGACGCCCTTTATACGCCCAAGCAGCAAGAAGTTTTAAAATTTTATTTTAATAATGATTTTTTTATGCTTTTTCTGCACGGGGCAAAACGTGCCGGCAAAACAATTTTGGATATTGATTTATTTTTAAACGAGCTGCGAAATGTGCGCAAACGTGCCGCAATGCAGAATACAACGCGGCCGCAGTATATCTTGGCGGGTTCTTCAATCGGGTCAATCCAACGTAACGTCATCAATGAAATCGAAAACCGTTTCGGGCTTTCAATCCGCTTAAGCAAATTCAATACGTTTACTTTGTTCGGGGTTCAGGTTTGCTGCTTCGGCCATGATGATATTGGCTGTTTGTCGGTAATTCGCGGTATGACTTCTTGGGGGGCTTTCATAAACGAGGCAACAATGGCAAATCGGGAAGTATTTGACGAGATTATTTCCCGATGTTCTGGCCCAGGCGCGCGCATTTTATCAGATACAAACCCGGCTGACCCGCTCCATTGGCTAAAATGCGATTATATCGATAAGGCTGACGGAAAATACATTGCGGCCTATCATTTCAAGCTTGACGACAATACTTTCCTTGATCCGAAGTATGTTGAAAATATCAAGAAAACTACGCCTACCGGTATGTTTTACGACCGCAATATTTTGGGCTTGTGGGTAACGCCCGAGGGTGTCGTTTATAAAGACTTTGACGCAAAGCAGCATATTGTTGACAATTTGCAAGGCATAAGCTTTGATAAATTTTTTGCTGGCGTTGACTGGGGATACGAACATTTTGGCTCAATCGTTGTCTTCGGCCAAGCCGGAAATGATTTTTATTTGATTTTGGAAATTGCTGCGCAGCACGAAGATGTTGATTCCTTTTGGCTGCCTAAGGCGAAGAAAATCGTTGAAATCTTTGGTAATATAGTTTTTTACTGCGATTCCGCCCGCCCCGAGTATGTTCAGAAGTTCCAAAATGCCGGATTGCTGGCCACTAATGCGAATAAGAATGTTTTAGAGGGAATAAGCGACGTTGCGCGCCTGATTAAAAGTAAACATTTCTTCGCATACAGAAAGGGGCTTGTCAATTTCGAAAAAGAGATATATTCGTATGTATGGGACGAGAAGAAAGACGAGCCGATTAAAAAAAATGATGATACATTGGACGCGGTTCGCTATGCTATACACTCGGAAATTTGCGACATTGACAAGATTATTTCAATCGAGGGGCTAAATTTATGATAATTTCGGAAAACACAGATTTAACGGCTGGGAATGTTCAAGACTGGATTGCAACCTTTAAAAATGCGCCGGAGCAGCAGCCACGCTTGCGGAAATTAGGGCAGTATTACGATAATAAAAATCCTATCGTTAAAAAAGGCGCGGCCAAAAACCGCCCGAATTATAGCATACACATCGGCGTTGCCTCGTATATTACCGACGTACAGACGGGGTATTTTTTGGGCCGAGGGGTAGAGTATGACTGGAAAGAAAAAGTTAATGCTGACGGAAATATAACCGAGCCGAACGAGTTTAAGGACACATTAACCGAAATTTTTGCGAATAACTTTGAGCCAGAAGAAAACTACGCGATTGCTAACGATATGTCTTGCTACGGCATAGCGTTTGAAGTCGTGATGATTGATGACGCAATATCGTCTCCTGATATTAAGAAAAAATTAAGATTTACAAAATTAGACCCGGAAGAAACATTTTTGGTTACAGACAATAGCGTTCTGCATAGACCGGTTTGCGTAATCAATATGTATCCTAGTGCTGAAATTCGGGGCGTTATCAGGTGGAAAGGCTATGTTTACAGCAAAGACCAAATCATTCCGTTTGACCTTAACGGGGCAGCCGTTGAACTCAAAGAGCCGATAGACCACCAGTTTAAAGACATACCGGTTGTTATTTTCAAAAATAATTATGATGAAATCGGCGATTATGAGCCAGTTCAGGATCAGCTTGACGCTTTGGCCTTGACCTTTTCGAATGAAACTGACGACCTGCAAAGTATTGCCAACGCTATTTTGGCAATTTACGGGGCAATGGCAACCGATGAAAAAGAGATTGACGCAATAAATAAAAACAAGGTTGCAAAGCTGCCTACTGACGCAAAAATGGAATTTGTCGTTAAAAACGTTAATATTGACGCCGTAAAACATCATATTGACCAAAACTTAGATCTGATTTACCAAATTTCAAAAACGCCCGATTTAACCGATGATAAATTCAGCGGCCAGCAATCCGGTGTTGCTATGCAGTATAAGCTTTGGGGAATCGAACAGTGTCGCGTAACAAAGGCTCGTTATTTCCGGCGCGCGCTCTATCAACGTATTAAATTGCTCTTGCAGATTATTTCGTTGGCGGAAAATAGAACGATTTACGATATTTCGCAAAAAATTGACTTCATTTTTTATAAAAACCTGCCGCAAAACGAAATGGACATTATTGACGCAGCCTATAAATTGCAGGGGCTTGTTTCAACGCGCACCTTGCTGGAGCAGATTCCGTTTGTTAATGATGTGGATTTGGAAATTGAAGAGCTGGCAAAGGAAAAAGAGGCAGAGGCGGCCGCCTTTGCTGCATATAATGAAACCCCGGAAAATTCTGACGAGGCCGAATAATGGGATACTGGCAGGAACGAGCGCGGGAAAGCCGGGAGCAGCTTGACAAGATTGAAAAAAGCTCGTTTCTGCGCCTGAATAGCTTGTTAAACTCAAGTATAAAAGAAATCAATAAACAGATTGATGATTTTGACCTTGAAAATATTGACGAGCGTTTAACCAACCGGCAGCGCACTGTTTTGTTAAATCGGTTAAAAAAAACTTCTGAATATGAAACCCGCGACGAATATTTAAAACGGCTCTATCGGGAAAACGCAAAACTTTATCAAATTGACCGGTTGCAGCAATTACGCGCGGATCTGCAAATAAAATTATCTGATATGACACGGCAGCAAAGCCTTGAATTGGACGAAACGTTATATCAATCAGGAAAAATCGGCTATAATGTTTTTAAAAAGGCGGCAGAGCAAAAATATAAAATCACTATGCACGCTATATCACGGGCCACAATTAAAGCCTTAGCAAATCAGACTTGGACGGGCTCAATGAATTGGTCGGAGCGGATTTGGAAAGATAGAGCTGCGCTCGGGGTTGCTCTTGATAAGATTTTAAAACGCGATATAATTCAAGGGCGCGCTCTTGATAAAACGGCCCGTGAGATTAAAAATAAATTTCAGACTTCAACATATAATGCAATGCGGCTTGTCCGGACAGAATCAACTCACACCCACGAGCAGGCAGCAAAAGAATTTTACAAAGAAACGGATTGTAGCGAATACGAATTTTTGGCGCATTTAGACGACCGCACATCTGCAATTTGCACCGAGGAAAACGGAACAATCCATAAAATCAAAGACGCCGTTGTTGGGGTGAATTATCCGCCTATGCACCCGAACTGTCGCTCTACGACGGCCCCCGTAATAAATATTAAAGCCCTTTATCGTAAATATGGGCTTGACTAAAAATTTTTTTTAACGCAACATAAGGGCAGCTGACGAGCGTAAACGGAAATTATAGGGGGTTTTTTTATGACTGATGAAAACGTAAACCAGAACAATAGCGGAAACGAGAATGCAGGCGCAGACGGAAACGAAAACGCCAAAATTGAATTTACCGCAGAACAGCAAAAAAAAATTGACGAGCTTATTTCACTGCGATTAAAGGCTGTTAATGATAAGCACGCAAAAGAATTGCAGGAGCTGAACAGCAAACACAAGCTTGATCTTGATGAAGTTGAAAAAAAGGCGAAAATGACCGCGGAGCAGCTGAAACAACACGAAGAGGACAAGCTCAAGGCAGAGCTGGAAAGCCTGAAAAAGGAAAAACAGGAGCGCGAACATACTGACGCAATCGATAAGCTTTTTAAGGAAAGCGGAATCAATGCTAAAATTTCGCAAAAACTGTTTGCCGGTATGGAGTTGTCAATTGCAAAGGCTGAAATGCAGAATTTTAAAAAGGCTTTCGATGAAGCTGTTTTGGAAGAGGTTAACAAACGCATAAATGCCCACACACCCAAAGGCGGATCGAATATCGAAAAAACGGGCGGTGATAATAACCCGTTTATTCAGACACGTAATCGATTCAATTTTCAACCCAAAAAATAAGGATTTTTAAAAATGGCACACACAATGAATTATGCTGAAAAATATTCAGGCCAGATTTTAGAGGCCATTCAGCAGGGGGCGCTTACATCTCCGTTTATTGAAAGCAATGTACAGTGGCTCGGAGCAAAAACGTTTCACTTTACCCAGATGAACACATCCGGCTATAAAGACCATAGTCGGCAGGGCGGCTGGAATAAAGGAACAATCACACAAAAAGACCACGAATTTACGGTTGAACACGACCGCGATATTTCGTTTTTGGTTGACGCTGCCGATGTTGACGAAACCGCGCAGACTGCCGCAATGATGAACGTTACACGTTCGTTTGTAAACGACAATCAGATTCCGGAAATTGACGCATATACGTTTTCTAAAATTGCGTCGGCTGCGGCGACTGCTGGCTTGAGCGAAGAGGCTGATTTGTCTACTTGGACGGCTGCAAACGTTTATACTAAACTTGTAGGACTTTTGGGCAAAACAAATCTGAAACTTTACCGCCAGCGCGGAACGGTTGTCGGTTATGTTCGCACCGAAATTATGGACTTAATCGCGCAGTCAACGGAATTGTCTAAAACGGTTGAAATCGTTAATCTTTCCGGCCCGATGTCTATTGAAACCCGCGTTGCAAAACTTAACGGCGTTCCGCTTATCGAAGTTCTGGCAACTGATCGTTTCTACGATAGTTTTAGCTTTACCGAGGGCTTTGCACCTGTAGCCAGCACTTCAAAGGCAATTAACGTTTTGTTTGCGGCTTTGGATATGGTACACACCGTGCCGAAGATTAGCTCCATCTATTATTTCGCTCGTGGTTCGCATACCGAGGGTGATGGCGATCTGTATCAAAATCGTTCGTTATGGGATACGTTTATTTTCCCGAACGGCTTGACCGGAAAGGTTGACAGCGTATTTGTATCTAAAGACGCTACGGCGTACAGTGCAGACTAAGCGTAAATTTTTAAATGAAAGGGCTTAAAATGGTAGTAATGAGAAGACTGAATAAAATCGTAACGGTTGAAGATAAAGACCGTGGAATTTATGAAAGTAAAGGCTATGCAGTTGTAAAGCCTGCACGAGCAAAAAAGCAGGAATCGGGCAACGGTGGCAGCTCTCAAACTGCCGGAGCCTCCGCAAATAATCAGAATGCCAAACCAGAGAACGACCCTGAAAAGCAGGAATCGGGCAACGGTGGGGATAATGTAAAAAAAAATCTTGAAAAAGACATTGAAAAGATTTTAAATTGATTTTGCATAAAAACGGTTACTGATTATTTTTTTCATATTCTCCGCTGTATGTTTATTATTATAATTACCTGAAGTTCATTAAGTCTCGGACGGCAGTTTTTAGCTGCCGTCTTTTTTTGTATTGTCTTTTTTTTTATTCTGCATAAAATAAGGGCAAGAGGTTTTTAAATGGTTACAGAAGAACAGCGAGAGAGAATAAAAGGTTACGTCAAAATCTTAAATGCTATTGACGAACTTTCAGAAACTCAAGATTTTGAAGTTGATGTTGTAATTGATGAATGTTTAGCCTATTGCAACCGCGACGATATACCGCTTTGTATGGAGCGGGTTGTTGCCCGTATTGCTGCAAATTATCTTGAAAACGGGTTAAATGCGCAAAAGGTTACGAGCTATAAGGAATTGGATATGTCCATTACTTATTCAGCCTCGGACAATGCCTTTGATGAAAAAAATCTTTTGCAGCGTTGGCGTAAAATTTTAGGGATAGAGGAAACGGAAGAAAATGACACCACGAATATTTTGGAATGATACCGCCGCAGTATATAGGCAGCAGGTTGTTGCAGGGAATAGCGGCTACAGCAAGAACGAATTGACCGAAGTTTATACCGGTATAAAATGCCATTTGGCCGTTAATAATAGGCTACATCAAATTTATATAAAAGAGCAGGCAACGGCTGTAAATAAAGACTTTGTTTTGTTTTATTCGCCCCGATACCGTTTGCAGATTAACGATAAAATCATTATTAAAACGGCTGCCGGCGAAAATTTAGAACTTTATGCAGGACAAACCAAAATTTACACAATGACCGCTCAAACACAATGCTCGTTTGAGCCTATCGCGGAGGCTGCACGTGAAGTTTAAAGACGCAAAAAAGGTTTATTTGGAAAGAAAAAGCGCAATATCGGCTATTTTTGAAGATGTGGGCGATACTGCGGCTAAAACCTTTGTGGCCGAGGCTAAAAAAGAAACATCTGCGCAGAATCTCGTTAAAACCGGAAACTATCGGCGGAGCTGGACGGCAGAAGTTGAAAAATCCGGTTTGGACACGTCTGTTAAATGTATAAACGAGGCCGAATATGCGAGCCATTTGGAACATGGACACCGCATTGTTACCAGGACAGGCAGAGATACCGGAAAGAAAACGCGGGGACGGTTTGTTGGCTTAATCAGCATTAAAAAGACACAATCCAAAATAAAGCCTGTTATGACTGATTTATTACGGGGGGTTATAAAGTGAGTGATCCGGTAGAACTTGCACAAGCAATTAGTCGTACTCTTGGAAATTTGCGTTTTCAGGAAAAAGACGTTAAAATATTTTTCGGCCGCGTTCGTTCGGTTGAATATCCGTTTATGGTGGTGTATTTCCCGCTTTTTACGAGCAGCACAGCAGACCAAAACTTTTATGCAGATATACACGCCGAAATTGTAATTGAATTTGCGTACGCCGCGGAAACCGACGATTTGGAGCTTTACGAGTTCGCCGATTCAATCATAGAGCCGTTAAAAAAAGGCTTGCAGTATAAACGGCGTGAAAAAAGCTATATTATTACGCCGAATGATGATTTTGAACATCGGATTGTTGACGGTTATTTGCAAATTTCATTTTCCGCGAATTACCAAGTTGACACTGTCGATAAAATTGCGTACGATAACGCTGAAAAAATGGGAACCTTGGATTTAACTTTTGAAAGTGAGGATTGAAATGGCAGGACAAGGACAGCCGAGTTTCGTCATTGAATTTCACAGAAAAGCCGTTACAGCAATCACCCGCTCCCAGCAGGGAATTGCCGCGCTTGTTCTGAATGATGAAACGCTATCGGAAAATGTTAAAACTTATGCGACATTTTCCGACGTAAAGACTGATGAAGTTGACGCTAAAACTTATAAACTTTTACAGATGTGCTTTTTGGGCGGTCCGTATAAAGTAATCCTGATTAAACAGCAGGAAGAAATTACGGACACTGTAGCATTGCTTAAAAAGTTGCGGTTTAATTATCTGGCTATGCCTGCGGCTGACGCTGCCGGTATGACAGCAATTCAGGATTATTTGGAAAAAGCCCGGAAAAGTCTTGACGCGTTCGGAAAGGCTATTTTTTACAAGCCGTCTACCGAGGCAGATAGCCAGCGTATTATCGAGCTGGACGGTTGCGAAAATCTTAAATTGAACTTTACCGGCACAGAAGAATCTTATACAGGCGCAGAATATACCTGCCGTATTGCGGGCATTTTGGCGGGCTTGTCTGATACGATTTCGGCAACTTATACCAAGCTTGATGAAATCGTGTCTTGCGATATTTTGGAAGATCCGGACGCTGCAGCCGACGCAGGGCATTTGATTCCGCTGTTTAAAAATGGCGAGTATAAGCTCGGCCGTGCAGTTAACAGTTTGACGACATTGACCGACGGCGTAACGGCTGATTTTCAGAAAATCCGCATTGTTTCAACTCTTGACCTTATAGCCGAGGATATTGTAACAACTTTCCGCGATAGCTATGTTGGCAAATATGTTAACGATTATGCGAATAAAGTTCGTTTCTGCGGAGCAATCAACTCTTATTTGCAGGGCTTGACGCCGGAACTGCTTGACGAGAATATGACTAATAAAGTGTCCGTTTCATACGACAAAAATAAGGCATATCTTGAGGGGCAGGGCATAAGCACGGCAGATATGACAACACAGCAGGTTTTACAGTATAACACCGGTTCGTATGTAGGGCTTGACGGCTCTTGTGCGCCTACTGATGTTATGGAAGACCTTGACCTTGACTTTAATTTATTTGAGGAGGCTTAAACTATGGCAGGAGAACGCGCGCCGCTGGTCGGCACTTGGGGCAAGGTTTGGCTTGACGGGGAAGAGGTTGCAAAATTCTCTTCAATTACCGCCAGTGTCCAAAATAACTATGCAGAATATTACGAGGGGCTTGACCTGAAACGTACCAAAGTTTCACATCAAGGAACGGGAACAGCAACCATTCAAGAGGTTTATTCGACTTGTGCCAGTATTTTACAAAAATACCTGGCTAAGGGTGAAGAGCCGCATTTCGTAATTGAAACGAACTTGAAAGACCCGGGAGCTGCAAACGGCCAGCAAGAGGGCTATACCATTAACGAGGTTTCTTTTGATGAAGTCCCGTTTTTGGCTATGACGAAAGGCGAAATTATCGAAAAGGATTTAAATTTTGCTTTCCCGCCGTCAAAAGTTCAGGTAAACGACCAAGTTTTTAACGAGGCTTAGTATGGATATTGAAAAATATTTAAAAGTGATTGAGGCCGAAAAAAACCGGCCAGAAGAAAAACATATCGTTCACATTAAAAGCCTTGATGAAGATATGGAGATCAGAACGTTAACGCATAGCGAGCGCCGCGACCTGATTTATTCCCAAAGGATTAAAAAGGTTACAATCGGCGATATGCTGACGCCTGAAATGATTAAAACTATTTATTCTTGCATGGACTTAAAAAAAATTGCAGTCCCGGCAAAAGAAAAAGGTTTAATCCAGTCTTATTATGATATTATCGAATACCTGTTTAAACCCGATGATATTGCGGATATTATTTTGAAAATTTACGAAATCAACGGAATGTCAACGCCTAAAAAAGACGACGACCCCGTGGACGAACTAAAAAACTGATTAAAACGGACGTCAATTTGTTTTTGGCGTCCTATTACCTTGAACGGGGGATTGACCCGAACAAGGTATTATCTTTAAAACCGGTTGAGCGCGATTTTTATTTGGCCAGCGCTTTGTTTTGGTGGGAGAAAAAAGGCAATGGCAACCTTTGAAGACGTTTTACGATTACGCGATGAAGTAAGCGGCAAGCTGGTTAAAATGGCTGCCGGTATGGATAACTTTGACAAGAAGACGAAAAAAACCTCGTTTTCTTTAGAAAAGTTCGGGAAAATTGCGAAAGACGTAGGACAGTGGGGGCAAACAAGAATCGCGCTGCCGCTTATTGCAGCAGGCGGGGCAATGGTTAAGCTTGCTATGGATATGGAGAACACGCTTTCGGTTTTTGAAACGCTGCTCGGCAGTGCAGATAAAGCCCAAAAAATGGTGGCTGATATTCAGAAGTTGGCAGCAGAAACCCCGCTTGAAACGAGAGGTTTAACCGATAATGCGAAATTGCTCTTAAACTTCGGTTATAGTGCCGAAAAAATTATTCCTGCGCTGCGTATGCTTGGCGATTTAGCCGGCGGAAACAAACAAAGGTTTGACAGCTTGGCGTTGGCCTTTGCGCAGGTTCAAGCGTCCGGTAAATTGATGGGGCAAGACCTTTTGCAAATGGTTAACGCCGGTTTTAACCCGCTTAAAATTATATCGGAACAAACCGGTATATCTATGTCGCGGTTAAAGGATAGAATGAGCAAGGGCAAAATCTCGTTCGAGCAGGTAGAAAAAGCGATGATGAAAGCTACATCGGCAGGCGGAAAATTCTACGGTTTAATGGAAAAACAGAGTAAAACAGCGTCGGGCCGTTTATCAACTTTAATCGATAATGTCGAACTTCTTGGAATTAAGCTCGGAACAAAGCTATTGCCGCACGTTTCAAATATCATCGAAAAACTTATTGTCTTAGTCGATAAGTTTGATTCTTTGGACGATTCAACGCAAGATTATATTTTGACCGCCGGGGGCATTGCAATCGTCGCCCCGACCGTAGTCGGAGCGCTTGGCTCAATTGCAACGGCATTAACAGTTATTGAAAAACACCCGGTAATTTTCACGATAACTAAAATTGTGGCGGGGTTGACTGCTTTATATAAAATTGCTGAAAAGACCAGCGAAATTTTAACAAATATGTTTAACAGCGGTTCAGAGGGCAGAGGATTTTGGGAATCAATCGGCGGTGCTTGGTCGGGTGATTATGCCCCGAAAGAAATTAAACCTACCGTAAAACCTCTTATGCCGGGGGAAACAATCGAAGACCGGATTTTGTCAATCAAAGCCGATAAATTCGCTTATGGCCAAACAATTGAGGATAGGTTTAAAGACGTTCAGGCCAAAGAGCCTATTGACAAGCAAGTACAGGGCTTTGTTAATCGAATTGCTGGCGCATTTTCGGATCAATCTCGTTATGGAAAAGATATTGCGAAAATATCAGCAATGCAGAGGCCAACGCAAAATACGACAAATAATACTACGAATATGACTAATAACTTTACTTTAAACGGCACAGTTCGAGAAGAGGCGGACATTGAAAAAATCGGGCAGAGCCTCACAAAACAATTACAAATGGCTTTCAGTAATACGGGGAGTTTCTAAAAATGGCTAAGCGTATGACAGTTTATTTTCACAATCAGACGCGGGGCGAAATTTTAACGCTGCCGATAAATCCGAATGAAATTGCGCTGCCTGCTGAAATGAATTTGACGCAGCATAATGTAATTGATTTCGGGGAAGTAGCAATAATCGGAGATCGTCGTTGCAAGACATTGACGATTAACAGCATTTTTTTAAATGATGACGCTTTGGCCAATACTGATACGACATATACGAATTTAATCACCGGAGCAATCAATAATATCATTACGCGGCAATCGGCGATAAGTAAAATTAAAACTTGGCAAGAAAAAAAAGACCTTATCCGTGTAGTCATTTCGGATTACTTTAACGAGTTGATGAAGATTCAGAGGTTCGAGCCGGTTGTTCGGGAAAGCTGCGAAATAATTTTTTATCAGCTGGACTTTATCGAACACCGCGACCCGACAACCAGCACAGCCGTTAATTCCGTTTTATCAATTCTTGCCAGCGGTTTAACTTCTAGGTCGTCCGTTCGTGCATTAGCTGATACGGTTTTGGCCAAATCAAGCGATGATTTATATTCAATTGCAACTAAATACACCGGCGATAGTGCGAACTGGACATCTATTGCGGAAAAGAACGGTTTGACTATTGACAGCGATATTGCCGGCCAGATTTTAAAACTATGAGGCGCGACGATGAGAATTTACCGGAACGGCAAGGAAATTTTAACAAAAACGTATATTCGTTGGGGCGGTGATTATCAGCAGGCAGCCCGTACGCTTTCGTTCGTATATCTACCTATGGAAGAAAGCACACGCGTAGGCGATAAAATAACGATGTATGACGATAACAATAATTTATTGTTTCAGGGTATGGCATACATAACGAATTATAACACCACGACTAAAAAATACGAAGTTGATTGTTATGATTTATTAAATAATTTATTGCGCAGCACTGCCTCGGGGCGCTATGTAGGAACAGCAACCCAGATATGCGCGCAAGTCTGCAATGTCTTCGGTTTGACAAGTTTAATTACGTTCGGCCACACAAACCAACAAATCATTGCTACCGGTGATTTAACATATTATGAAGTTTTGGCCAAATCGATACGGAAAGATTTAGACTTGCCGGTTTATAATATCCGCGCGCTCGGTTCAAACGTTTATTTAGACTTGCCTAGCGATATTTTAACCGTGGCTAATTTAAGCAGCGACACTAATATACGCGAGGCCGAGTATTCGGAAAATATTGAACAGATGATAAACCGCATTGTTATTGTTGATGACGAGGGTTCTGTTTTGACAACTAAAATGAATCAAGCTGATTTACAGAAATTCGGATTGTTTCAGGAAGTAGAAACGGAACGTTACACGGAAGACGACGTTTTAATTTTGCCGGAGCTGCACGGAGTTGATAAAACGGGGAGTATAATCATAAACGGCGATGTAAAATGTATCACCGGGAAAAACGTTTTAATTGCAGAGCCAAAAACGGGCTTTGTTGGTAAATTTTTTATTATCAACGACGAGCATACTTGGTTTGATAACGTCCACGAAACACGCTTGGGAGTTGCTTATAATGGCTAAAGGGGAACGCTGGGAAACCCAGCTGTATAAAATGATAACGGAGCAAAACCGGAAAATGCTTAAATCTAGGGCATTAGCCAACGTCGGCATTGTACGGAGCCTTAAACCGTTAACGGTACGTTTTCGCGAGATTGATTTTAGTATTGAAAACGACACCCTGTATTGTAATGAATTATTGCTTGATGAAAACATAAACCTTGATGTTGACGGAGCTATGGCAGGACAACAAAACATTCAGGGAATGGCCCCGCAACCGTGGATTGCTCAAGGTTCGCCAAATGCAGACTATACCGCTACAATTTCCGGCACAATACCTGATTTTATCAAAGAATTTTATAATTACTTCAAACAATGGCATAATAGGTTTATTCTGCACGTTGGCGATTTAGTCGCGGTTCAGAAAATCGGAGAAAATAAAATAATCGTATTGTCAAAAATATCAATGGTTGTTAAAACAGAGGGAGAGGGCACAAATGGCAACGAATGATTTTCCTTTTATTCCGCAAAATTTAACTATTGATGATAATATACAGCCGGATGTAGCAATAAGCGCCGACACGCTGCCTATTTTTGCCGAGTGGGCGTATGATTACGAAAAAAAGGAATTAAAGCTTAAAAATAAAATGCCCTATCTAGTTTTTAAAAATGACGCGCTGGAAATATGGATTTGGAAAGCATTACACCCGGAAACGGAGTTGTTTGCATATTTAGCCTACACGCCAGAATACGGAAACGAGTTTAATAATTTGATTGCGCGCTTTGTTAATTCAGATGTTCGAAAATCAGAACTGCAACGAATTATTACCGAGGCGCTAATCTGCAACCCGTATATTTTAAGCGTTTCAGACTTTATTTTTAATCAAACCGGCAGCGTTATGAATATTCAGGCAACCGTAACGACTGTTTACGGCAAATTGACAACAACCTTGACACGGGAGCTTATGCAATGAGTTTAAAAGATGATTACGTTGCGGATATGAACGCACGGCTAAAACTTCAAGAAAATAAAACCGAGGGAACGTTCGGCCAAGATATTATCGGGGCCGTGGGTTATGAGTTTTCAGCTGTTCAAGAAACGCAGATTGACACTCTTTTGAATAGAGCTTTTGCAACGACCGCAACCGGCGACGACCTTGATTTATGCGGGGCAGATGTAGGGCTTGACCGTAAACAAGCGACGTATGCGACTGTTCCGGTTAGGGTTGAGGGGTATCCAAACCAAATGGTTGGGACCGATGTAAAAATTACATTTAGCAATCTTGTTTTTACCTGCACCGAAAATAAAAATATACCAGAAGAGGGGTTCGTTGACGTAACATTTAAATGCGATTCGCCCGGTGTAGACGGTAATGTTGACGAGGGGACCGTTTTTGATTTCGTAGGCAGCTATTACGGGCTGACTTCTGCGGTTGCTACCGGCGACGGCGCAGGCGGGACGGACAAGGAAAGCGACGACGATTATAGGGAAAGAATTTTGTTCAAAATTCGCTCCGAGGCAAGTTCAGGAAACAAAGCGCATTATCAATTATGGGCTGAAAGTGTTGACGGGGTCGGCAAAGCTATTATTTTGCCGCTGTGGAACGGAAACGGCACAGTCAAGGTGTTAATCTCTACCCCGGATAAAACTGACCCTACAGAAGAGCTTTTACAGCGCGTTTCCGATTATATCGAAGACAATGCGCCTATCGGGGCGACTGTAACAGTTGCAAGTGTTGATTATGTTGATATTGATATTGTCGCGGATTGTGTAATTGATAGCAGCGGCAGCACAACAACCGTTAAAGCAGAATTTACGGAATTATTGAAACAATATCTTGATACAGCAGATTTAACGGTGTCATACTTGCGAATGTCTGACTTGCTGTTTAACTGCCAAGGCGTCGAAGATGTTACAAATTACACTATGAACGGCGGCAAAGTGTCAATAAACCTTTCAGAAACTCAAGTTGCGCGAGCTGGTTCAATCACGATAAACGAGGCTTGATATGGAAATTAAGAGTAAATTACGCACAGATATTCCCCGCTTTGTCTATGAGATTAAGCAGCTGAAAGATATTATTGACGCTATACAGCCTGAACTTGACGAGCTGCACGAACAAATGTATCAAATGCGTTATGACGTTCATATAACTACAACCAAGTTAATATCTCGGTTCGAAGAGCTTTACGGAATTGTGCCAGATGATACAAAAACGGACGAAGAACGAGTTGCGGAAATTCTGAATAAACGAAACTTGAAACTTCCGTTTACTTGGGACAGGTTAAATAATTTAATTCAAATCAATTATGGAACTGATTACGAGATTTTGTACGATTGGTCAAATTATGTGCTTGAAATTTTATGTTTGGATAATAAACTAAGGGTAGATTATTTAATCGCGGCAATTGAAAAGGCTAAACCAGCCCATCTGGCTTTTTTGTGCAGCCTTTTGCTGGACAGCACGGACGTTATTATTGATGATAAAACAATAATTATTTCCTATCTTATCCGGCGTTGCGGCACGTTTTACGGGGGAACTGATCCGATATGATTACAAAGACATTTCAAAAGTCAATTGCTGATTTTATGTTAAATAAAATATCCGGGGTTAAACTTATCGTAAACGACCAGGAGCGGGAAGCTGTCATAAAAAATAAACAGGTATTCAATAATTATATGGTTGACATATACGTTGATGTGTCTTTTACGAGTTCAAGCGATATTTTGAACGGCATAAAACTCTATGACGGCAGCGGGGTTTTGCTTGCGCAGGATTTACCGAATTTAAGTTATAATGTGCAGCAGGCAACGTATTTATACCGGTTAAACGTCCTTTCGAATAAAGAAATTTTGGAGTAAGACAATGGCATACACAAAAACAGAGTGGAAAGATCAAAACGTTGAAAATCCGCGTACATATTCGGTTAGAGATAACGGAGACAGTACAGTAACATTAATGGACGCGTTCGGCACTGTTACCGAACTCGGAACGCCGGTCAATGCCGAAAATATGAATAAAATCGAAAACGGAATCGCTAACGCCGTTGATAAAGATTCAAATCAAACAATTACGGGGACAAAAGTTTTTAAAGGCGCTTCACCGATAAAGTTGGGAAAAGCAGGCGGCACATATACAGAAATTCAATATACTTCTGACGGTTCAGCTAGGCTTGGCGGTTTGCGAAACATTAGAGAGGGCAACTCTGATAATATGCAGATGTATGTTGCGTCCAAAGACGGCGCCAGTATCCTCGGTTCAATTCAGTTAAACAGAGATGATAATAACGGTATATTGGCATCTGCCCCGCACCCTGCCGCGTCTACCAACTATAGCAACCAAGCAATTATGACCGCAGGACGAGCTGCTGACCCGTCAAAAAATTTTAATCTTCTGCACCGCTCCGGAGATGAAACGTTTAGCGGAGTTAAAACCGGACAATCAAATAATCCGCGTTTTGGTTTTAAACATACCGAGGTTGATGTAACAGCGAATCCGTCTGCTGAAAAATCAACAAGGATTTTTGTTTCTGACAAAAACAATAAATGGATTTCAGAAATAGGGTTTTATCAAAAGACAGATGGAGGAATAGTTAGCCAAATTACAGCAAATAATGATACTGCTGGAACGGCCTCATTACAAATAATTTGCAAAAAAGACGGGAGTAAATACGCGACTTGTCCTACACCCCAGGGCGCTGCCGATTCCTCTACCAAAATTGCAACGACGGCTTGGGTAAACAGTCGCATAACGTCTATTATGAATAATAAGTTACAGGTAGTTTCAAGCTTGCCCTCAAGCCCGAATGCAGATACATTCTACTTTATCCCGGAGGATTAAAATGACAGTTCACATCGGGAGCAAAATTTATACGGAATATAAAAAATATACCTACACCAGCTGGACAATGCCCGTTTTGGCAGCAGACGGCACCGTTGGCGGCTCTTCATACGCTGCTCGTGCCAGTTCTGAATATTCTGGCCATAATGCGTGGAAAGCCTTTAATGGGACAAATATCAATACAGATGATTGCTGGGAAGCTAATACGAGAGACACGCAACAATGGCTTGAGTTTTATTCTCCTGATACGTTAGAGCTTAATACCATTAAATTTACGAATCGAAGACAACAATACGTTACCGTTTTTAATCCTATTCTTGTTACTGGGTCAATAGACGGGGGAAACTATTTTGAAATAGGACGTATAACGCCCCCGTCGGCTACTCAAGACGCACAATATACATTAACGGTTAGCAGCCCCAAAAATAAGCATTGCAAATACATAAGGTTTCAAACCACAAGCGACGGCACCCTTTTAGGCGACGGCTCGGCCAGGCCAAATTTTGGCCGAATTGAGTGCACCGGAAAAAAGGTTACAGGATCAACAAACGGCTCTGCGTCTGATTATGATTATTCAGTTTTTCACGACGGAAAAATTGAGGACATTTATTTTGGAAAAACTAAAATCGGAAAGATTTATAAAGGCTCAACTCTTGTTTATGCCTCAACCGTTCCAGATACGGACTTTTTAAAACAGCCTGATTTTTCTACGGCTGAAAGCATACAAGACGGCATTCCGTCAAGCTTTACGCTGGGCGACGGTTACCTATGTCTTTATAATAACCGTACCAGCCAAGCAATTAAAACTTGTGATCTTTGCCCGGACAGTAATTTTAACGAAAGTAACACAATTCGCATTATGTATATGGAACATTTGCCCGGCATATCGAATCCGTGCGGCGGTAGTATTTTCCCGATTCCAAAAGGCTGGTGGTGGAAAACTACAAATATGGCCACCGGTTTCAGCTGCTATGCTAAAATTGTAAACGGTAAAATTCCGTATAAAAACAGGTTTAAGCTCGTCCGTATGCCTGATTATACAACCGGATTTTCGATTGCTCAAAACGAAATAATTTATGCTACAAAAGATCAATGGCTAAATAGTTACGGCTCTACGAGAAAAATCGAAATTGCTACAAAATCGGATATGTCCGACGCTGTAACAATTGCCGAGGGTGTCGTTTCAGCAACACAAGAGCCATCAACGCAAGTGTTTATTGAAGAGGGCTTATATTTTAGAACGAGCGGCACAAACAACATTAGATTCTTATGCAAGGGGGTTTAATTATGCCAAGTATTGATAATTATTGTTTAAAGCCTGATTATTTTACAGGAGTTAGCCAGGGAAATGGTGATAATGTAGATACGGCAAATGACCGTTGGTTAAATAAAAATCGTGCAAGCCACGTTAAATATGGCGATTTGTATTTATACGCGTCTTCATTGCAGGTTAATCGTGATAGTTCACACGGTAGTTTTATGGGCTATCAAGCTAAAAATGTAACGTTTAATTTAGCGCACGCAGATTATGGAAACGCAATAACATTTCAATGTAAAGGAGTTTAAAATATGCAGTTATTTTATAAAATCACGGATAAAGAAAAAAACGAAGTTCAAGTATATTTTGGCGGCCGCGAAGATTTTGCAGCTGAAAACGGATTTATTCCCGGCGATGTTGAACAGTGCAGGACTTCGGGCCGGTGGTATTTAAAGGGCAAAATGCCAGCAGAAGAAAAGGCAGCAGATTTACGCGAAACAAGAGATTTTATGTTGTCAAGCCTTGACTGGCGTTTTGACCGTTACCGGGAGCAAAAAATACTTGGAATTGAAACGACCGATTCGGAGCAGGATTTTATTGACCTTTTGCAATATAAACAGTATTTGCGGGATATTACAAAAGATCCTGCTTTCCCGGATATTCAGATTAAAACTTTTGAAGAGTTTAATACGAATAAGGGATAAAATATTTTTCGCCGAAAGTTACTTCTGCTTTTTGACCGACTCCGATAGGAACAATTATTGAAGTTTTATCTTGCGAATCGTAGAAAAAACTTCTTGCAACTTCTACCCCGTCAATAGTTACAGTATAAGTCCCTTTGCCGGTATTTATGACAGATAATATACCGGCAGAGGGGGCAGTAAAGGAATTTCCTATTGTCTGTTTTTTAGCCACATCAAGCTTAAAACTATTCATAATAGACGATATAAGACAATGCTTTATGCCGTTCTTTTCCAAATATTTACGGTTAATGATGTTCTTGTTACCGTGCCGACAATACCTGAATTATTAGAATCTGACGTTAATCCCATTAATTTACTACCTGACGGACGCGCGCCTGTATTGCCTGCTTGAACAACGCCTATATTTTTACCGTATGCCTCACTTGTTAAGCTCGGGAAAAACCAGCCGTATCCATTATCACCTTGCGAACAACCGAAATTTGCGTCTCCGTTTGTCCAGCCCATACTTTTTCCGTTTCCTTTGACTGGGACACTTGTATTAACGGAAGTAATCAGCGACGAGCCTACTTTTTCCCACGTAGAGCCGTCAATAATAGCAGCAAGGGGGCAAGTGCTTTGCGTTCCAAAATAGAGGCTGCCGACCGGATAAACTGTCCCCATAATAGACGTTATGCGACACTATAGATTTTTATAGATTGACTTTTAACAAATAAAGGTTTTAAAATTCATTTGTCATATAATTTAAGGTAAAAATATGCCACGTAGTAAAACATCGGATATAACAAACGAGTTCAAAAAAATGCGCAAGTGCAAAATTATTGAACTTCTTAAATCTCCAGACATTGATTTAACCGATGAAGAGCTGAACATATTTCTTTTGCGCCTGAATTATTACAACGACGGCGTGAGTGAAAAGGTGGGAAAATGCCCGCGCAGTGTTACCACTATTTTTATGAACGTCTTAAACAAGATTAGGGATTTTAAAAATGAAAAACGAGAACAGTAATTTGACGGGGAATCGGTTTAATTCCGGCAACTCGTCGACGAGTAAGCATTACAGCAAGGACACAAACAGTAGTTGCGGCAATGCGCAAATCAAAAATTCGCGAAACGTCAATATTGTCCACATGGACGCTAAGGTTTTGGTGTATACCTGGCTTATTTCGTTTTTGACGGTTCTGTTTTTGGCGTGCGCGGGCTTTCTGATTTTAGACGGCCGAATTGATTCTAATTCTGAAAAAATTAACGCGATTGCTGTCGGCTTGATTGAGGAAAGCATTAAAAGCATACCTGATTAATTGCCTAATTTTCGCGCAACTTTTGCGTATCTAATGTTTTACATCTGCTAACATCGTAATCCAAGCGAGGGATTGCGATGTTTTATTTTACTACACTACAGCTTGCCCTCTTGCAATATATTGTTGAAAAAGGGACGGCAAGCGATGACAGATTTTAATAATTTCAATTACCGGGAAATTAACGCAACACAAAGTAATTTTATCGGCTTTGTGAGCAACGGAAAAATTTATAATTCTTTTAATCAGCAAATCGGCGTTACGAATGAAGAATACAAAAAAGCCATAGATACGGCTAAGGATTACGAGCAAATCCTTTATGATAAGGGCATTTTGGAAAAGCCTAAAACGCCGGAAGAAATGAGCAAAGAAACGCAAAAAGTTTTAAAAGACACCCAAGCGATGATGTTGGAGATGTCGAACGCTTTGGCTGCCTTAAATGATAAAGTCGTAAAATTAGAGGAGAAAGAAAGCAATGCTAAACAAACAGCTAATACTGAACGTAGCGAGCCGCTTTTTAAAACCCGAAAAAGCCCAGATGTTAAGCCGGGCGTATGATGTTGCGACGAACATTTTGCAGGGTTCAAATAATCCGCAAGAGGTTTTTCAAAAAGCAGGTATTGACCGAGCCAGTTTTGAAAAAGCCAAATCGTTATTAAATCACCCTTTGGCAGGTTGGGCAATCCAAAAACTTGGCTGCAATAAAGATGATTTATTGAAAGGCATAAACACAGCCGAAAGTGTTTATGATACAAAAGAGTTTAACCCGCAGGCAGAACAAGCCCCTGCCAGCGAGTTGGATCGGTTGAGGGAAAATCTGAAACGGATCAAATAATATCGGGCTTTAATAAAGGATAAGATTATGGATAAAGAATCTTATAGTTGGGGTGGCATTGGCTTTTTGGCTTTGTTCTTCCTTATTGTTGTAGCGTTTCTGTTTAATCGTAACGGCTGCGGCAATGGTTGGTTTGGTAACGGCTGCGGTAATTGCGGCGGGAACTGGGCCAGCGGTTTCGCCACCGGCGTAGGCGTACCGG